ATGAAACCTATGGACCCTGTTACAGAGAACATGAATATTATTAACAGTAAACCTGTAAAAGCATTTATCTATCAAGACCACGAGGCACACATTAAAACTCATTTAGCATTTATTAACGACCCTAAAGTTAGAGAGCTTATAGGACAAAGTCCAAACGCTAATAAAGTTTTTGCAGCTATGGAAGCACATATCGCAGAACATATTGCCTTTGCATATAGAAATAAAATTGAAGAAGAGCTTGGAGCTCCTCTACCACCACCAGGTGAACCATTACCTGAAGATGTGGAAGTTGAACTATCTAGACTTGTTGCTAAATCAGCTGACC